TTGCTGTATCTGCTGAGCTTTACGTAAATAGTTTAGAGCGTCTACGAAGTTATCTTCTTTGTACTTGTGTGCTGCTCTAACAACCTTTGATGCTGCATACATCAATGCCACCTTATCTGGTGGAATGGGTTGATCCAAGTCGAGCAGAGCAGACCAACTTTTACCAATTAAAGTTAAATTCTTGGTAAAGCTGCCATACTCCGCACGCTTGACTTTACGGATATGCTCAATCTTATGGTCGATGCTCATTTTCTTTGTTGAACTCTTTGTCATAAGATTTGTTGATCTCCATCTCTACAATCTTTGCCATGCTTACTGGAGCTGCAAATCTAGTTTGTGCTAGCTTCTTTAGCTTCAGATAAACTGGCATTGAGACTGCTATGGATTTGAACTTTTCCGTGTCCATTGATTACTCCAGTGCTGCTGGATCGAAACTCTCACCTTCAGAGTTCATCTCCAGTTTTTCTACACGGTGCATCCAATAGTACGGTGCGCCTTCAGGTAATTTACCTTTACCTGATGCAGTTGATTTATAAGCTCCGAAACGATATTTTGTTCCGTCTACTTCAATCGTACCTTTTAAGTCGTACGATTTAGGACTTGCTTTGTTAGTATTAACAATAGCAGTTCCATATGATTTAGTGTCTTGACCGTCAGCCATTTAACACTCCTTTAGTCTCTAGGTTTGATTTCAGCTCAGAAAATCGCTCTTTAAATTTACCGTAAGCGATTGGATTAGCAGTCTTGGTTTTCTCAAGCATAGTTTTATGTTTGGTTATCCAAGATTGATAATTTCCAGGATGAGAGACTTTTTCCAACTCCTGGAGAGCCGTTTGTAATTGACGATCTTGTGCTTCAATAGCTACTGAGACTTCTTCTGCACTTGCTAGATTATCGTTAGATAAACCACAAGCAGCAAGGCATCTACCCCAGGCGCTGGTTTGAGCAACCTCCAAGGCGCTTGTTTTATTGATATGCGACTGGCCTCTAACTTCTTCAGCTAGACCAGTAGCAACGTGCTTGCCATCAATAAAAGCATCGCTTTGAACAATCACTTTTTTATCGTCTTGGTGAATTATTTGATCGACTAGATCCAATGAAGTACCTAGCACTCTTCTAGCAATACCAACTCTGGTACTGACTAAATTATAGTCTTTGCCGTGAATTTTTTGTGCTGTATCAGCAGCAATCTTTTTAAATTCAGTTATAGCTTTGACTAATTTATCGTTGTTGTTTTCCATAGTATTTAACACCTCAGCAATTCCATAATTTTTTAGCGTCTTGAACAAAGACATTTCCAATATTCCAACAGAAGGCGTGGTCAAATTGTGGATCTACATCTTTAACCAATTCCTTAATTACTTTTTCTTTGTCGGTTTCTTCTGCGTAACGCATCAGCAATCGTTCTCTTCTTCTGAAAACGTTTATTAGCTGCTCGTAATAATTATTTAAGTTCTCATCTTCTAAATCACCGCAGTTGGTCTTATTAAAAATTTTAAAATCATCTTTAACTACGTAGACAAGATTAACGTCATGCTCAGGTCTGCATTTTTTATATAACGCCACCTGGAGTAAATGATTTCTACTAGGCGTGGTTGGAACCTTGGCATTTACAAAGGAATAAGTGCCATCCTTCTTTTGTCGTGAAGGTCTATCGTGGCTAGTCTTTATCTCTAGAAGAGAGAAAGGAACACTGGATGATATGGAACCAGTGGATGAAAGATCCTCTAAAGAAAATTCTAGATCACTTCTTCCAACTATTGGAAGCAACAGCCGAGGATCGGAACATGACAAAACGTTCTCAGCTATTACTTTATTTTTTACGCCTAGTAGCTCACAAGCTTTTTCAAGCTGTGAAATCGTTTGTGGTATAGTTTCTTTATACCTATTAAATTTAATCTCATCTTTTTCGTTTACTGGTTTGTAACGCTCAAACTCCTCCTGAACCTTTTGTATTGCTACATTCAGCTCAAGTGGAGTGTGATCGTAAGGAGAAAGCTTTTTTGTATTAGGATTTAGTTTCCAAATTTTTTCTGCGTATCTATATTGAATTGCATTGTTGATAGCTACACCAGCAGCCATATTAGCATTGCCTTCAAAAGTTCTTCTAATTTTTTGTGGAGTAATTATGTATCTGTATACAAAGTTGCCATCAGGATAAGACGACTGAGTAGGCGAGTGATGATGCCAATCAAATAAGTTACAAATATTAGGTATGCCAGTTTCAGTTAAAGGATCTGAAATTCCATTTTTATCTCGTATAATCATAGACCGCTTTTAAAACGGAACTACGAAATCTCTTTAGTGCTGTTGCCTTGTATTGGTAGTCTTGTAGTAATTTGATGTTTAATGATGACGTTGCTATGAATTACGTCTTTTACGGATAGGTGTTATGATTGCGGCTTGTTGCGTCTCTTGCGGTAAATGTTCTTTTTCCCAAGGTAGACCATTTTCGTAACGAATTAGCCATTTTATTTTAGTTTTAATACATCTAACACCAAATGTTCTATTTTGTGGACCAAGTTCAGATCCGCTATCTCTATTTTTAGATCGCCAATCTTCCCAGGTTCTTTCTACTAATAAATCAGGTAATAACTTTAACGCTTCTTGTATGCTTACCCATTGCTCAGGATCGTACTTACTTAAATCTCTTATTATTAAACCTTTACTATCTCTTTTAAGCACTCTTCTTTCTCAACGCCTCCTTCGTCAACTCTAAAGCTCTTTCAGCATATGATAGCTTGTCTTTAGGTTTTGCATAATATTGCAATTCTATTTCTCTAGAAATTTTTTGTATTTGTATATTTAACTCTTCTTGAGCTTTATTGTATTCTTCTAAAACTTTTTTACCTTGTTCTAAATCTTCTTTTTTCTCTTTATGTAATTTAGCAATTTTTAATTCATACTCTTGCTGCAACATCATCATTTCTTTTTCGTGCTTCTCTTGTGAAATAGTTAATTCAGTTGGCATATGTTGAGAAAAAACCGTACCATCTCTAACAGCTTTAGGATCTACTGTAGAAATAACTGGTGAAATAAATTCTAAATGAAAATTAGTTAATATATATTTTTGATTATCTTCAGCATAAGGATCAGGATTTAATAAATTATGTTTACCTCTAACATTTTCGTAAAGACCAAAATAATAATAAGTTAATTCTTCATCCATAAAACCTTTTACTTTTGCTCCAACAATACAAAGTTTGTTATTAATATCTAAATCAGCTGCATTGTCTTTGTAGTAAAAAGCAATTTGGTTATGATACATTGAACCGTGAGAATGAACTTTGATTGCTCTAATATTTGCTGTAGAAATATCTCTTGGAACAACAACAGTTTCTTCGTTAGGTGATGAGTAAATTCTTCCTGGTGCATATGCTTCTTCCAAATCAACAAATTCTAAAGTATTTACATATCCCCAAATGCTACAAGTTTTTTTTGGAAATAATAAATCGACTGGATCTACATTTAAAGCATTACCGTATTTGATTGCAGTATCTCTTGAAATTCCTTTTTCACCAGATAGCTGACCATAAATAGATTGTTTAGTTCTACCAACTGCTTCTGCAAACTTAGGTGCATTTATACCTTTAGCTTTTAATGTTGCATTTAATAATTTATTTTCTGAAAGTTTTGTAGCTTCTTTTTTAAATGAACCTGGAGTGTATGGTACTGCTTTATTCCATTCATCCATAAACTTTTGATGGAAAGCTTCAGCACCTCTTTTTTTACCTTTAATTTTTTCTACAGCATGAAACATTACATCTTCTCTTGGTCCATAAATTTCATACATATTTCCGTTTTTGTATAAAAGACCTACAACAGCCATCTCACCAACTAATAGTGAACCAACATATTTAGCAACTGCAACAGAAGTCATTTCTGATGCTCCTTGTTGCCAATCTTTTTTGATTACTTTGCCGTCTTTGTCTTTGTCTAATGAGTATTTTGAAATTGATAAATTTTTATATTTTTGATCCATACGAACTACTTAATAGCTAATCCTATAAAGTCAACCAATAGTTTACTATATTATGTAAGTTGTGGACTACCAGTAATTTGATTAGTTAAATCGTTAAATTATAAGCGAATTACAGCTAAATTAGGCGGTTTTTGAGGCTATTTTGGCTGTTTTTTACTTATGGCTAGACAAATATACGCTAAAAACGTCACTTTTAACGCTTATTCTCTTACTCACAGAGAGAGCCACGATGGTATTGCTTATATTGATTTAGATAAAGTAGGCTGCTGTATTGCTTGTTCTGAGCCATTATTTCTTGCTGAATTAACCAGACATAAAGGACCTAGAGAAGATTATAAAAAAGGTCATCGCCTAATGCA